ATCACGCGGCATTCAGGTGAAGATCCGGTCGTGGAACAAGAAGTACGCGAAAGGCTTCGTCGTCTCGTATCCATCGAACGTCAAGACCATCAAGGTCGGCTCCTCGACGGTCGGCACCGGCGCGCAGATCTACTCAAAGACTGTTCCGAACCTCACGCAGGATCAGGCACTCCAGCGCGCGCAGCAGTGGTATCAGCAGCTGGTGGCGCATGAGATGCGGCTGGAGGATCTCGAGTTGCCGGGCGACAACGACCTGGACATCACATCGATCATCCAGTTCAACGGCACTGGGACAGCGTTCGACCAGCAGTACTTCCCCGATTCGATTCACCGCAGCCTGAATTTCGAGGGCGGCTATTCGATGACGGTCAACGCCAAGAACCACTCGCCAGAATCGGAGATCGCGACGATATGAGAGGCATTCATGCACTCGCGAACGCCGTGCGCCAGCAGGCGAGCATGGCAAACGCGCATCTGTCGTGGCCGACTCTCGCATCCATCAGCAGCTACGACGCCTCGAATCACGCTGTCAAGGTGACGATCGAGCCGGTCGACCCCGGCGAGCAGCCGACAGAGTCGAACTGGATGCCGCTGGGCGCGATCGGTATCGGCAATGGATGGGGCGTCGCGGTGGGCCCGCAGATCGGTGATCAGGTGCTCGTGGTTTTCGAGCATGGCGATTTTTCCTCTGGCGTCATCGTTGCGCGCATTTTTTCGGTCGCGCAGCAGGCCCCGGCCGTGCCCAGTGGCGAGATATGGGCACTGCATCAGACCGGCGCGTTCATCAAGCTGGTGACCGACGGGGACATCGACGTGAGCACCCCCGGCAACCTCAACGCAACCGTCGCCGGAAACATGACTGCGAATGTCACCGGCAACGCGAGCACGACGGCGCAGAACGCAAGTGTGACGGCGAGCGGCACGGCTTCGGTCACGGCGCCGACGATCAACCTTGGCGCCACCGGCCAGACGCTACTGCAATTCGTGACGTCCGCGTTCACGTCGCTCTTCAACGGTCATACGCACAACGAGACTGGCAGCGTGACGCTGGCGCCCAACCAGCAGATGGGCAGCTCGCACCTCACTTCGACTGTAAAAGGCGGCTGATGGTGGACCTCTTTCATTACTACGGCAACGATCTGTCCGCGTCGCCGTCGGGTGACCTATTGCTCGCGGACCCATCGACGACCGGCACTCAGCGAGTGTATCGCCGCCTGCTGACGAATCCGGCGTTATCGAACTCCGCCGGTCAGCCGGTGGCGTCCGCCGACTACACCTGGCATCCCGGCTACGGCGCCGGCGTCCCGCGCAAGGTTGGCTCACCCGGCAACGTGCCCGCTACACGCGCGCTCATCCGCGGGCAGATGCTGCTCGAGTCCGCTGTCGCGCGACAACCACCTGCCCAGATCACCCTCACGCAGTCGCAAGACGTCGTCAGCACCGCTATCCAGTACACCGACGCGAACACTGCGCAAACGCAGCTCGTGAATTTCGACATCAACATCTGACCCAATGGCAAACCTCAACACCCAGTCGTTCTCGGCACTCGTGTCGAACTTCGCGACGGCCGTGCAGGGTTCGGCCTCGCAGCTGATCGACTTCACCATTGGCTCGGTGCTTCGTGCGATCGCTGAAGCGATGGCAGGCGTCGCGCTCTGGCTGCAAGGGCTGATCCTGCAAGTTGCTGCGCTGACGCGCGCGGCGACTTCGAGCGGAACGGATCTCGACTCATTCTTCGCGCAGTTCGGCTTCTCGCGGTTGCCCGCCGTCGCGGCCACGACGCAGGAGACGTTTTCGCGCTTCACACCAACGAACCAAGCGCTCATTCCGGTGGGCGCCGTCGTGCAGACGGCGGATGGCACGGTGCAGTTCACTGTTGTCGCGGACGGCACGAACCCCGCTTACAGCCCCACGCAAAACGGCTACGTGCTGCCCTCTGGTCAGGCAAGCGTGAGCGTCGCGGTGCAGTGCACGGTCGCAGGGACCATCGGCAACGTGTCTCAGGGCGCGCTGAACACGTTGGGGACCGCCATTTCAGGCGTCGATACCGTCTCGAACGGCGTGGCCGTCAGCAATGGCGAGGCAGCAGAGTCGGACTCTGCCGCGCGCGCCCGCTTCGTGCTGTTCATCGCGAGTCTTGAGCGCGCCACGCTGCTCGCTGTGCTGAACGCGATTCAGAGCGTGCAGATCGGCATGACCGGCATCGTCGCAGAAAACCAGCAGTACAACGGAATGGCGCAGAACGGTTATTTCACCGTCATCGCCAACGACGGCAGCGGGTCTTTGAATTCGACGGAAAAAAAGAACGTCGAAAACGCCGTTGAGGCAGTGCGCCCACTGTGCTCCACCTACAGCGTGCACGCGCCGAGCACCGACGTGATCAACGTGTCGATGACGATCACGGTCGACTCGACGCACGTCAAGAGCGCCCTTGTGCCGCTGGTCCAGGCAGCCGTCGCGGCATACATCAAAAGCATCGAGACCACTGCGGAAGGCGCGCTGTTGCCCTATTCCGCTGTCGCGACGCAGGCGTACAGCGTAGACGGTGTCACGAACGTCACCGATGTGCTCGTCAACGGCACCACGTCCGACGTTGCGATCACTTACCAGCAGGCATTCCAACCGGGCAACATCACCGTCAACTGACATGGCCACTGGCGATCAAAGCGACATTCTTTCGAGGCTCAAATCGTATGTGCCGCGAGGCTGGTTTGGTGACTGGAGCGAAGCGCCGATCATATCGGCAGTGCTAACTGGCATCGCGTCTGTATTCACGACGATCTACCTGCTGGTCATATTCATCAAGGCACAGGCGCGGCTGGACACGTCGACCGGCGGCTGGATCGATTTGTGGGCTGCGGACTTCTTCGGCGGCAACCTGCCGCGCAAACCGAACGAGTCAGACGCGAGCTACATCGCGCGCATCAAGGTGGCGATCTTCCAGCCGCGCGCGACACGGCCCGCGATGATCAGCGTCCTGACGCAGCTCACCGGTCGCGAGCCAATCATTTTTGAGCCAGCGCGACCGCTAGACAGCGGTTGCCTTGGCGCGAACACGGGCGTCAACAGCTTTTGCGGCGTGGCTCGCATGGGCTCCATCGCGTGCCCATTCACGGCACTTATCACCTTGTACCGACCGGTCGTAAGCGGCGGCTCAGCAGGCGCTGCTTACTGCGACGCGATTCAGATTTCGGCAATCAGCACGCCTGCCTCACAAAGCTATACCGGCTCATTGGCTGACGAGATCTCTGCGGCTTCCGACGCGGACATTTACGCAGCCATCAACGCCACGAGACCGGTCGCCACAAACATCGGCGTGTGCATCACCAACTACGGTTTACGGCCGCCGCAGCTCGATTCAACCTTCATTCTCGATCAGTCCACGCTCTCATGAAACGACTAATCTGTGCGCTGCTTTTGCTCGTCCACGCTGCCGCTGGCTATGCGCAGTTCACGACGGGACAGGTCCTTACCGCGGCACAGCTGAATTCCGCTTTGGCTGCGCCGACTATCGTGGGCGGCTCAATCAACGGCGCGCCTATCGGGCAAAACAATCCGAACAGCGGCGCGTTCACCACGCTCAATGTCTCAGGCTCCGCCACGTTTTCCGTGCCGCTCGGGACGACAAACGGTGGGACCGGGCTCGCGTCGATGCCTTCGCACGGCGTCGTCATAGGCGCAGGCTCGAGCTCGCCGACGTTCGCGATGCCGGGCACGGCCAATTACGCGATGCTGTCGAATGGTTCGACGTCCGATCCTTCGTTCCAGCAGCTGACTGCGCCCATCGTCAGCTATACGCCGTCCGGCACTGGCGCGGCTGTAACGACCGTTAAGGCGTTCCTCGACTCGTTCCTGCAGTATCCGTCGGGGCAGTTCTATCAGAACGCCAACGCGAAAGTGAACCGGATCCGCGACCGTCTTTTCGTCGGCCCGGCCGCGGACAATCTGGGCACCAACGTTGCCTCGCAGCCCGATTGGCTGACGCAGTATCAGTTGGCGAAGGGCCGGACGTATGGTTACGTTCAGACGTCGCAGATGGCCGTGCTGAATGGACCTGCATCACAGGACTCGCTTACCACCGCAGTATTCGGCGCTCAAACGAGCGGGCGTACAGCTTCAGGATCCCAAGTAATCGCAACTACTGGTGTTGGCGTCAATAACAATTCCGGCAACATCGGAGCATCTGGTAATCAGGCATGGGGAGGGTATTTCGAGGGATGGCGCGACACCGCCACAGCCGGCAATGGTGGCGCATATGGCATCGAGGCAGATTCAATAAATCTAGTCGGCGTGGCGGATACCGATCCGTACGTGCAATCTAGCGATCAAACTATTAGCGCTCAGCTTGCGTCAGGCGGAGAGATCGTCGGGGCGTTCGATTCTACTGCTGCGATTAACATTCAAAATAACGGCTCGGCCTATCGCAAAGGTATCGTATTCGGTTCGAATTCGATCACGGGCGCGACAGGATCGAGTGGAACTGGCATCGCAATCGCGCTCGGCAAAGGGCATGAGCTTCAGTGGTATGGCGCGGCATCCACCCCTACGTCGAGCATTCTGGGCATCGGTACCACGACTGCGGGCGGAGTGTCGCAGCAGTTCAGCGACAACCTAGTGCAGTGGATGAATTCAGCGAACGCGCCGATCTTTGGCGCTTCTGGCACATCGGGTTCTGCCAACTACATCCTGGCATCCAATGCGACGTCGGGCAACGCACCGGCTTTTGCAGCGCAAGGGACTGATGCCAACATCTCGATTGCCATCGCGGGAAAAGGAACTGGTGGGGCGCTGCTGCAAGGTGGAACGTCGGGGACCGCAGCGCCGGCTGGGTACATGGGTCAGGTCGTCGGTTCGGATGTGCCGGCGCCGGGATCGTCAGTTACATCCGCTGCCATTGCCAATGTAACCTCGGCGAGCGTTCCGGCTGGCAACTGGATGTGCTACGGAAACGTCCAGCAAATCCCCGGTGCCAGCACGGCAATTGGTCAGAACGCTGCGTGGATCAGCACCACTTCAGCAGCGCTGCCCAGTGCCCTTGAAAACTCCGGATATGCCAAGAGGGTGACAACGGCGAGCGCCACCGCGACCATCGAAGGCATGAACGTTGGTCCGGTCTTCTACGGCTTCACATCGAGCACGACGGTTTATCTATCGTCTCAGGTGAACTACAGCAGCGGCACAACGGGCACGCAATACGGCGCTCTAAACTGCGTGCGATTCCATTGATTTTCTAAGCGCTTTGGGCGCGCTCGAGTGCGCGCTCAGATCCAGTCTCGCCAGAGTGCAATTCGCGGGGCCGTCGGCGCATGAACGGTTGCTCGATCAGCCTGTGTGCTACCTCGGCTATCAGCATGCAGCCGGGGAAAAATATCAGGGCCGACGCGACGGGGTCCGTCTGGAACAACCCGTGGTGCAACATCGTCTTCAGCATCGTCACGTTACATAGATATAGCGCGTAGCTCCGGGTGCTGATCCACTTAACGACCGGCACGTTATCTAATTTTTGGAAGCTCGCCCACAGCACGATCGCGGCGAACGACGCGGAAGCGACGCTCATCGTCAGCGTCCGCGTGAAAAAGTCTCCAAACTTTATGACGTAAAGCATGAGCAGTATCGTTACGTCGGCGCCGATGAATCCCAAGACGCCGATTGAGCGAGCCCATTTTCTCAAATCGAAGGTGTGCGCCGCCCATGCGGCCAGGATGCCATAGGCGATTGCGTCGAGCCTGAAGACGACGACGCGTCGGAAATGCAAATCGAAGTCGAGGTTTGGGTTGTAAGCGATCATGCGCAATGCCATGGGCAGGACCATGAGGGTCAGCGCAATCAGAAGGATTCGTGTGCGAGGCTTAACTCCCGCGCATATCGCGAACAGCACAGGGAATAGCAGGTAGAACCATTCTTCGACGGCCAGCGACCAACTTTCCTCGAACCAATGGGGCATCGGCCATGCAAGGTTTTGCAGGAAGACGAGATAAGCCAAGCATTTCGCAGTCCAGCCGTGGTCTAGAGTGAGCCCCCAAAATGTGACAAACATCGAGACCAGGAAGAACGTCCAGTAGAGCGGCACCGTCCGCATCCAGCGACGAACATAGAAGTTTCGCGCGACCTTCCATGAAAAGCCATTCTCGAAGTCACGCAATATGATGCCGCCGATCAGGAATCCGCTTAGCGCGAAAAACAGTACGACGCCAAGGTCACCGAGTACGTAGAAAATCCTCGGAGTTTCTTTCACCGCGCAGGACATGTAGTGGCCGGCAAGCACCGGCAGGATGGCGCACATGCGCACGGCATCCAGAGCTGAGTTTCTGTTTTTCATACTTTGTTATGCAAGGCGGATATACCGAGCTTTCCGCCCCAACCAGTCGTCGAAAACGTCAGATATTACAGCGTTTATCAAATCCTTCCGCGATATTGCTCGCCGCTCGTCAAAGCCCATGCCGCTTTAGCGATCAGCGGGTTTCGACGCCCACGTCGAATAACAGTCAACCGCCTTCGTGCGGTTTTTTATTTTCTGAGCCCGCTCCGAGCGGGCTTTTTTTCGTCCGGAGTGTTTATGCGCCGTGTAGAAACGTACGTTGGCCAGCAGGTTTATGAGTGGCTTTTCTCGTCTCAAGCACAGCAGACGATGACCGCGATCGCGAAAGTTTGCGCTGCCATGCTGGGGACCTCGGTCACGGTGAATGGCCTGCCCTGCACGCCGACGACGCCAGCTTCGATGACCGTTCAGATCGGCGCCGGAGAGCTATATCAGCTGCAAGCGCTCGAGGCGACGAACTGTGGCACGCTGCCGGCCGACACGTCGCATCAGATCCTCAAGCAGGGCATTCGGCTCGACACGTTCACGACCGGCACTTTCGCCGCGCCGGTTACGAGCGGCCAGTCCATCAACTACCTCATCGAAGCCCAGTATCAAGACTCGGACATCAGCCTTGATCCCACGACCGGCAATTCGCCCGTCGTGCTCCAGTTCTACAACGCAGAGAATCCGGGCACACCGTGGTCAGGTCCGAACAACAGCGGCTCGACGAGCAACACCTTCCGCGACGGCACAATCGCATACCAGATCAAAGCGGGCGTCGCGGCCACGACCGGTTCACAGGTCACGCCGACGCCCGACGCGGGTTGGACTGGTCTGTGGGTCATCACGGTCCCCTTCGGCGCGACCTCCCTCACGAGCTCGAACATCGCTCAGTACACCGGCGCGCCAGTGCTGCCGAGCGGCATGCTTCAGTCGATCCTTACCAGCAACCTGACGTACGGCATCGACGGTGGGACAGCCAACGTGGTGCAGGCGACGTTCCCCATTCCTGTGACCTCGCTCACGGACGGGATGAACGTGTGGGTGAAGGTCAAGACCGCCAACACCGGCGCGACGACCTTCACTCCGAACCCGGGTGTCATCTCCGCGGCGCCGGTTGTCGGTAGCGCTCACGCGGCCCTGCAAGGTGGCGAACTAGCCGCGAACGGGCGCGCGAACCTTGTCTGGCGTCAGGACATATCGTCGTGGGTGCTCACCGAGTGCACCGGAGGCGCTATGCAGGTTGCCCCTGCCACGCAAAGCGAACATGCGATGCAGTTGGGTCAAGCGACGGGCAGATTATTGCGGACAAGTGTTTATACGAATGTCGGTGGGACTCAATACGTCTCGGTGAATGGAGCCGCCCCTACGACGACTGGCGCGACAACGTGGTCTGCGTTGTCATCCACCAACGTGGTCGAATACGAGGGGTGTGGTGACGGTGCTGGAAGTAGTGGAGCGGGCGGTCAGGGCGCATCGACTGTGGGCATTGGGGCATCCGGTGGCAGCGGCGCATGGGGGCGAGGCAGGCTCACATCAGGCTTCGGAGGCACTCAAACCATCACTGTGGGACCCGGCGGCACCGCGGGTACCGCTGCGCCGACAAATGGGGGCGGCGGAACTGGTACTTCCTTCGGCACCCTCGCGTCATGGCCTGGCGGTGCAGCGTCAACTTTTACAAACGGTGTGACGACTCCTGCAATTGTCGGTGCCGGCACAGGCGGCCCGGCACCGTCCGGATGTAACGTCTTCGGGAGCGCGGGAAATTCGGCCGAAGCGGGCATCTTCGCGTCCGTGTCCGTCGGCGTCAGCGGAAAAGGCGGCGATACGCCATATGGCGCAGGCGGCCCCTCAGTGGCCGCAGGGACCGCTGGTCAATCCGGCTCCGGGTATGGGTCGGGCGCGAGCGGTGCCGCGGTCGGCGGATCAGGTACGGGTCAGCCTGGCGCCGTTGGCCGCCCCGGAATCTTGATCGTTCGCGAATTCAGCTAGTGCATCGCCGATTGCAGCCGGTAGGCAACGAGCTCCGCGAGCACCTCATGTCCGAGGTCATTTGGATGTACGGCGTCCTGTGTGATGTCGATCGCATTGAGCGCGCCCGACTGTTCTTCCGGCAGTAGCGCGTTCCTCTCGCTGACGTATGGCAGATTGAATTCCTGCATCACGGGTATGTGCCAGTCCTGCGCGTTGTGCCCGGACCGGTCCATCACGGCAAGCATGACGACGGCAGGATGAGATGGAGCATTGAGAATCTGCTGGACGAGGTCGCGGTAGCTCGCGGTGCTGTTGCTATCCCACTGGTCGTTGACGTCAAAATCGACCATGACGAGGTCCGGGCTGTAACGCAGGACATCGTTCTGCACGCGCTGCGCGCCGAACGCCGAGTCCGTCTGCCCGATCCCCGCGTTGATCAACGTCATCTTCGATTGAGGGAAGCTGGCTTGCCACCAGCCAAAGACGCGGTTCACGTAGCAGTACTGCGGCTCGGTGCACCACGCGCCTTGCGTGACGCTGCCGCCTATCGCTGCAATGGTGATGGGTTGGCCAGCAGCGGCCTTCGCGAGCACGGCTTTTATGCGCGCGTCATCGCCATAGTTCACGACCGATCTGTTCAGGACAGCTGCGTCGACAATGCACGTTGGATTCGCCTTGGCGTCCGTGACATAGCAGGTCTGCGTGGATTTAGACGGTTGGGAGGTGGCCGTCGGCGCGGCAGCACTTTCGTTACCTCCGCTGCCTCCGCCGCCACAGGCGCTCAGACCTGCCGTACAACCGAGCGCGGCGGCTACTGCCGCTGATCTCCAACGGGACCCGACAGGATGACGATCTTCGCTCCGACATCCCTGCACCAGTCGAAGACTTGCGCGACCGTTGCGCGTGCGCCGAGATATGTTGCTCCGGCCAGGAACAGCATGGCGAGACTCATTGGCCGAGGGTTGGATTCGAGGCAGTACTTGTGCCACTGCTGCGAGCTGGCCAGCCCGAACAGATCCGCCATCTGCTGGCCGGACAGCTTCAGGCGCGTCTTCAGCTCGCGCAGGTGGCGCGGCGACGGCGGTTCGTACGAGATTGCCATGGGCGAGTATGCGCAGCACGCGCGCGCGAAATGAGGTCTTCATGATCATCATCCTTTCGGAGTAGCGGGCTATCGCGGTACGCGCGCCCAACGGATCGAAGAATAGTTCCCAAAGGGAACAAAGTCAAGAGCAACCATCAGCCGCCTCCGGGCGGCTTTTCTATTGACGGGGCATCAATGAGAGAACAGGACCAATCGGGCATCACGGAAGACGAACTGGAGTCCCTGACTACCGACGACAAACGCTGGAAAGACGTCGGTAAGCAGTTCGCCGCGATGAACATCCGGCTGAGCAATCAGGACGTCGTGATTGAAAGCACGGCTGCCGCAGTGAAGCAGATCGCCGAGGACACGAAGGCAATGCGTGATGCCTGGAATGACGGCGTCGCGGTCAAGCGCTTCTTTTGCCGGTTGGCCGAGGCGTGGAAGTTCATGCTGAAGCAGGTCTTCTTTCCGTTCGGCGTGCCTCTGCTCGCGCTGTATGGCATCTGGTACTACTCGCAGTTCCACCGCTTTCCGACGTGGCTTGGTGACTGCTTCAAATTCCTGATGGCGGTCTTATGAACGTCGCCCTTCTCGAGGCTGAATTGCGGCGCGACGAAGGCGTGCGCAATCGCCCGTATCTCGACACCGCGAAGCCGCCGAAGTGGACCGTCGGCGTCGGCCACAACCTGAGTGCATCGCCGCTGCCTGCCGGCTGGACTTACCCGCTCACGCCCGCGCAGATAACGCAGCTGCTCAGCATGGATATAGCGGACACGCTCCACCAGCTCGATGTGCATCTCCCGTGGTGGCGCAAGCTCGACGAGGTTCGTCAGCGCGTGGTCGCCAACATGTGCTTCAACCTCGGCATCGACAAGCTATTGGGCTTCAAGAATGCCCTTGCGGCAATGGCCAAGGGCACCTACTCGACGGCCTCCGCGGAGATGAAGGACTCGAAGTGGTTTAGGCAAGTGGGCGATCGCGCTGTGCGCCTGTGTGCTGCCATGGAAACAGGAGTGATGCCGTCATGAGTAAAGCCAAGATAGTCCGCGACTCCGAAGGCCTGTTTTACGGCATCAAATGGTATTGCCCTGGCTGCGACGCGAACACGCGCGGTACCGGCTTGCATGTGCTGCCCGTGCACTGGCTACCGCCGGGTGAGAACCGTGAGTCTCCGCTCGTGGCAGGAAAGCCCCACTGGTCGTTTAACGGCAGTATGGAAGCGCCGGTGTTCGGTCCGAGCGTGCTTAGCAGCTGGGACGAATGGCAAGGCGACGGTGTCCCGCCGAAGAAACATGTCTGTCATTCGTTCGTCGGTTGCAACGGAGCTGCGCCCGGTCAAATCGTCTTTCTGGGTGATTGCACACACGATCTCGCCGGCAAGACCGTCGACCTGCCTGAAGTCCTCTAAGTCATTGATTTCCCTCCAAAGCTCGAATCCGAGTTTTGGCGACCAGCCGCCTCGAGCGGATTTTTCGTTTACTCCCATGACCGAAAAAGCACCTGCCATCGCCGGCGAGCACGCCGTGCGCGTCACGGATGTCGAGCTGGAGTATTACCCCGACCATGCGCCGCGCGCCGAGTCGCCAACGTTTCGGCACACCAAGCAACTCGGCCACAAGGCCGGGTTGCGTTGCGCGGTCAGCGGCCGGCCGGCTCCCGAATACCACCATCTGTGGATCGAATGGGCCGACGCGGATGCCGTCGACTGGACCATCGTCAAGGCAATCGCCCTTGGCGAAATCACCGAGGTGCCCGTGCTCGATCCGGTGACGGACCAGCCGAGCGGCGAGACCTTCCCCGTCGAGATGTCAGCGATCTGGATGATCTGCCGCATCACGGCGGTGCTCGGCTTCGACTGGCGCGCGTTCGACCCGGCCGCGCCCGAAACCTTCATTGACAGCCCGCAAAACATGCTGCCGCTCGACGCGAAATTCCATCGCTCGCCGATGCACGGCATTCATCACCGGTCATTTCCCACCTTCGTGTTCCAGTCCTACCCGCGTCGCGCGGGCTTTGTTTTTTCACCGGACGAGATCGTCCCAACCCTGAAGGAATCGCCATGCCTGTGAAATCCAGCCTTGTTAGCGGCGGCATCACCCTAGGTGTCACCGAACTCGTGCCCGCCGTCGACTGGGTACTCGGCGGCTGCCGCGGCCCGGTGCCGACCAGCGTCTCGTCGTTGATCGCTACGGCGATTGTCGCTGGCTTGCACGCCGCGTATAACGCGCTCGCCGCGCGCGCTGCGTCGAAGCAAAGCGCGCTGCCCGCCGCGCAGCAGTAACCCACCGCCGCGCCCGCGGCACAACTCCGAAGGAACCACCATGAAACGTATGCTGCTCATCGCGGCAGGCCTCGCCCTGCCCGCTTGTTTTGCAATGCTGGCCGCCTGCAACTCGCTGCCCACCGTCCAGCAGCAATTCCAGACCGGCTGCGCGATCGTCAACGGCGACCTCGAAATCATCGCCGCTTCGCCGCTGCTCAACGCCGATCAACAGGCGAAGATCACCAAGATGATCCTCCCCGCCAACCAGGCAATCTGCAAGGCTGGCGCAACGCTGAATGTTGCCGATCTGAAGCAGTTCCACGATTCGCTGCTGCCTGCGGCAATTGCCATCGTTAAGGGTGCGCCTGCGATCCCGGATCAGCAGGCGATTCTGCTCGGGCTCCAAACGTTCGGCCCGATGGTTCAGGCGCTGATCGACCAGATCATTACGGCGACGACGGCCGCGACCGAAGCCGCAGCGCCAGCCCCCGCATCAACGCCGCTGGCGGGAGCGCCACTGCAATGAAGCCCATCCGAGTCGCTTTCTCCGGCTCGGGCTTCAAGGTGCCGGCTCACGTCGGCGCCTTGCAAGCGATCGCCGACGCTGGCTATCAGCCGGTCGAACTGGCCGGCACCTCAGGCGGCAGCATCTGCGCGGCGCTGTTCGCCGCAGGCATGCCGCTCTCGGACATGAAAACCCTCGCGCTCACGCACGACTGGTCGGACATGATGTCCTTCAGTCCGCTCGCCGCGTTGCGCATGCGCGGGTTCTGCGATGGCAAGAACCTGCTGGCGTGGATGACCGAGCACACCGGCGGCAAGACTTTCGCGGATCTGTCCGTGGACCTGACGGCCGTGGCGTCGAACATCGTGAACGAAGGAGCATTCGACTTCTCGCGCGCGCAGACGCCCGACGTGCCGGTCGCGCTCGCCGTGCGATCATCGACGTCGATTCCCTTCGTGTTCGAACCCGTTGCGGTCGCCGGCGCGTTGCTGTCGGACGGCGGCATGGTGAACAACATACCGGTCGATCGTCTGAAGGCGGACGCGGTGCCGCGGCTCGGCGTGCAGCTCGTGAGCATGGAACTGCCGCTCAAGCCAAAAGCGCGGCTGTGGCCGCACCAGTTCGCGATGCGCCTCATCGACCTGATGCTCTCGGCCTGCGAATCGACGCACGTCAGTGCGGCGCAGGCGGCCGGCGCGCGCATGGCATTCGTGGAGACGGGATATGCTTCGACGCTCGACCGCAACATGCCGACCGAGATCCGGCAGCGCCTGTTCGACGACGGTTATGCTGCGACGAAGAAAGCCCTCGCGCTGACGGCGGTGACGGTGTGAAAGTGGACTGCCTGAGAATGGGAATATTAGAAAGTTTCTAATATTCGAGCGTCCGTGATGAAAAAACAGGCACCAACGAAAAAGCCGCAACGCCTTACGGCGTGCGGCTTTGATCTTGGTCGGGGCGAGAGGATTTGAACCTCCGACCACCTGCACCCCATACACCCACGCCGACACCCTTTAACGCAATTAAATCAATCAGTTGCAAGACGGCTTTCTAATTGGTTGACTGAGTTTTGGGCACTATCAGGCGGCCTTTTGCGTGATGTTTATGCCGTCTTATTAGAAGCTTTTCAGGCCGATCTTCGCGCGGGAAGCGCCAGCCGAACGTTGGAAACCTTCACCTCCCGCGACTTGATATAACCCTCGGTGGTCGCGCGGTCGGTATGGGCCCCGGCCACCTGCAGCTCGTCGATGTCATACCCCGCCTTCTTCGCATCGGTCAGCGCTTTCGCGCGGATGTCCTTGATGGTGTACGGCGCATCCTTCAGTCCGCACCTTTCCATCGCCCCTTCCCACGCGTCGCGGACCGACTGATCTGTCTTCGGCTTGCCGTGCCTGTCACGAATGACATACGTCTGGCCGAAGGCCGGGTCGAGTTTGCGCGCGCGCTCGAGCACCGCGTCGATCTCCGGCGTTATCGGCCAATCCACCATCTCTCCACTGGAGTCCTCGGTCTTGGACGGCAGGAAGTGAAGCACGCCCGCGTCGCGGTCAACGTAGCTGCTGCTGAACCGGTCTTTTTCATCCACGGTCCAGCGAAGGTTCCGGATTTCGGTCGATCGCTGCGCAGTCAGGTAACAAAGGTCGATAAAGCACTGCATCATCGGGCCCGTCAGCACTTTGGATTGCCTTCCCGTCTTCGGGTGAGGCTTCGACAGCATGAGCGCATCGCGGATCGCGAGGAACGCCGAATCGGGTATGTAGACGGTGCGCGACTTTGGCTTCTTAACCTTCACCTCGCGGGCCGGGTTCACCGAAACGAGCTTCTTCTTGCGGATGATCCAGTTAAAGAACTTTGACACCCATGCTTTCATGGCCTTTTGCGTCGATAGTTTGTCGGGCCACTCGTCGGTTAGAAAGTCCTCAACGGCGCTCGCATCGAGCAGTTCGACATTCCAGTCGCGGAAGTAACTCGCGACGACTTCTCCGCGGCGCACCCATTCATCGCGAAACGACTCGGCATAGCCGCCCTTGTGCAGATCGACGAACTCGCGCACGAGCCGCGGCAGATTTCCGGTGCCCAGTGACGGCTCAAATTTGCGCTTTTCCTCGGCGAGGCGCTCGAACATGCGGCGGTCGCCCTCGTCGGTGCGCGATAGCTTGATCCACTTGTTGTCGTGGCGCACCCAGTAATAGGCTCCCGATTTGACATACACGCGACTCGGCAGACCATCTGGGCGCGCGCGGCGTCGCGCATTCATGCTGCAGCCTTCCTCATCGAATAGACGGGCGGCCGCAGTGATGCCGCGCCCGGCGCGGCGTCTGTCATCAGACCGGCCTTCCGCGCCTGCAGCGCTTCGAAAGTCGCCCAGGTGAGAACGATTGTACCGTCACCCCGAAGGACCGGATCAATGCCGAATTGCCGCTTGAACCACCGCACCTGCGCCGAGCTGCGCTTCTTGTGCGTCACTTCCTCCAGATCCCGCTCGGACATAAGTCTCGTGTCCATAGTCACTCCATAACGAAAGGCTGCGGCCGCGTGCTCGCGGCGATGTACAGAGGGTGCTTTGGGCTGCCGTCCTTGTTGAGGCCGAGGTGATAAAGCTTGTTGCGCATGCCTACTATTCGGATGATGTGCATGACTTCTGCCACGCGCGGCGCAGCAGCTGGGTGCGCGCCCCAAGCGCAAATGACCGTGTGCGATCGCTCGATGGCGTCGAGAATGGCTCCTTCAGAGGGTCCACTGCCACGCTTCGGTCCGACCGGCTCCGGATGCGTCAACAGTTCATTCGGGTCCGTTGCGCGCAATGGGAACAGGTTGACGACGTCAAGCCGCCCGAACTTGCCTGCGACCGCGCGCGACATGCAGCGTGTGATCGTAGCGTCGTCGGTCAGGTGATCCGCCGTGCTGGGGTTCAGCATCAGGAATGCAAGCGTGGGTCGCGTGCGGTCCCATTCGCGCCACAGGCGGTATCGGTAGGTGCCGCAGTCGCTGAGAACGCAGCCGCGCTCGCCGGCGAGATCGATGTCGGTCAGGTATTGCATGCTGACACCTCGTCCGGCACTTCGTCGCCGTAGTGGCTCGCCACCTTAGCGCGCATCGCGGCGATCAGCGGCGTCTCGCCGGCGCCGCGCCCGACGCCCCCGATGCCGGCCACCTTCGCGAATTCGCTGCTCGGCGGCAGTGTCCGCGTGCGGGCCGATACCGTCGCGCGCCAATGGTCGTAGCGGCGCCAGCCGTGGTTCGGCCCACCGTTGTAATGCACATCGCTTGGCGGCTGCAGATAGATCTGGTCGCGTTCAACGATCGGTCCGCCGGCGCACCAACTGGTCGAGTAAGGCGGGCATTCCTGCACGCTGTAGCCGCGGACCAGCTGCAACCAGTAGCGGCCGGTATCCTCGTGCGGGTCTGGATGCTCCGGCGCACGCTTATAGCCTTCGCAAATGGCGACCCACAGATCGAGCAGGCCCCCAGTCAGTTCGTTCACCTTCACGCGAGTACCCTCCTAAATTCAACCACCCATACCCACGGGTCCGCAAACCACGATCCCTTGCCATTTAGCTGCTCCCACAACTGTGCGTAGGAAAAGGTGTAGGGGTAGATAGGATCGCCGTCGCCGCGCTTCTCGACTCCTTCGGCCATAGCGTCGCTTTCGCTGATGTCCTGCAGTCGCTCAACCCGCACGCCGGTCACCTTGAGCGTGATGCGCGACGCCACGCGCGGCATAAATATCGCGGGGCGCTTCCACCAGCCAGGTGCAACGCCCCCGCGATCGTGTGCCAACGGCACATCGGGTTCGTCCGCCGCGTATTGGTAGGCGCGATCGCACTCCTCCGTCATGTCGATGAAGTGCCACTAGTCACGACCTTTCTTCGCGCTATAGCGCGTCTCCCAACGGCCGTACGCGAAGAAGGTCTCACGCACGAGCAAGCGATCGCCGGCGAATCCATATGGGCTCAAATCGTTCTCGGCCAGCGCAACGTACTCAGGGGCGAAGCTGTCCGGCCGCAACAGTTCGAGCGCGTAACCCTTTACCGGACGGCGCGTCTGCCCTTTACGGCCGTCGAGCAGCGCGCGCACCATCGCGCCGCTGAAAAGAATCTGACCTTCTTTCACCACTCACCTCCCAAACCGTTGAGCTTCAGCAGCACGAACCGCACGTTCTGCAGGCTCGACTCTCGATAGATGCCGCGCGCGATCGCGCCGATTAGCCACAGCAGGTAGAGCCGTTGGTTCACGCGATAGAACGCTTCGAGCTGCGGCTTATCGGTCGGCGCGGGCCCGACCGCCGCGCAATGAGGCCGCAGCTTCTCCGGCAGCGCGGCGATCGCGGCCGCGTGCTGCTCGCGGACCTCGGCCATCGGGTCCGGCTGCGCTTCCTCGATGGGATGGCCGAATAAATCGAACTGGCTCACTCGGCACCTCGCGGGAATTCATCATGCGTGCGGCCGTCGAGGTGGCGACCGGCAGTTTTCTTGCCGACGCGGTAGACAGTCGGCTCGTCGTCATAGGTCATGCCCACGGATGCGCCCGGCGTCAGGGTGCTGAACTTCCATTCGCCGCCCCACCAGTCTGCGACACGTTCAGTGCGTTTCATCGAGCCACCGCAGTTCTCGCCGGGCGCCCACTCGCCCCATTGCTTGAACAGGAAGGGCACCCTCGCGGATTGGCATTGATCTCGCAGCGAGCTTGCCCAGTCAGGATGCATCGGCCGCGCGTCGCGGCCGCTTTCTCCGCCGCAAATCACCCAGTCGATACCATCGTCGTAGCCGGTCCAGCTTGCCAGTTCACCGCAATGCGGGCAGCGCGGCGCGACTTCATCACCGTCGCTCGATGTCTCGACGGCGTCCGCGTCGACGTATTTTGAGTCAGGGCAAACGTCCATACAGGTGATGCCCGTCGGGTCCAGCCACCGCGTTAGATCGATGGGGCCAAGCATCGGCTCAACACTCAGGAAACGGACAGCGGCCGGCACCTCGAGCAGCTTCGGAATGTCGCGGTCTGCCTCTTCCTGATTGACGATCGTTGCGCCGATCCAGACGTTGTCATGAAGTCTCGGCTTTTCGCTGCATTCCAAGTCGAACTGGTACTGAGCAGCCTCGCTCACCATCGACATGACATTGCCGATACGCTTCGTGAGCAGCAGCCAGTCGAGGTTCGGCGTCTTTTCTATCAGGTCAAACAGGTCTGCGCGCCATTGATGGTCGACGGTGTTGTCGAACACGTCCGCGAGCGATGCGCAGAACACGCGCTGGCGCCGGCCGTGCGCGGCGAAGAACTCGTCGTGCGCGGCGTTCCATTGCAACGGCTTGCGCCAGTTCGCCGGCGAGGTTCGGCGACGCGGCGCGCTTGGCCCCCAGTTGATCGCGGTGCCGCCTGCGAAGCGCGCGTTGCGTGCCTCGGCGTAGCAGTGATCGCAACCGGGCCCAACCTTCTGGCAACCTTCCCACGGATTAAACGTGTGGTCGGTCCATTCGATTTTGCTGTTTTCGCTCATCGTTTTCCGCCCCTGCAGAAAATCCAAGTGACGTAATGCCCGGGGCGGCCGTCCGTCGACACGTTCGGAGACTCAGCGCACACCACCTGAACCATCACCAGCTTCTGCGGGATGTTCGGCGGTGAGATGGTCCACAGCGAATAGTCTTCGCTGACCTCGCCATATTGCGCCTCGCCTGGCGGCGCGTTCAAATACTCGAAAGGCGCTATCTGAACCGCTGTCTGAGCGTCGCTGACCAGCGGGCAAAGAGCCGCGACGGCTATGAGGAGGCGCCTAAGAACCTGGATGGCAGTCATTGAGAGTCCTTTGCGCGAGCAGAGATCGCATCATGGATAGCTCGTAAATCGTCGTCAGACGGTTCTCGCATTAGCAGCAGCATCAGCGCGCAGGGGTTATCCGCGATTCGGCTAACGCCGTGAACGCGCGGCAGTGTCACCGCCTCGTCTGCTTGCTCGCTGGCGCGCGGAAGGTCATGAATCGCCTGCGTCCACCGCCGAACGAAGCTCTGCTCGACTTCAGGATTGGCGGCCATTGGCAGCGGCGAGTGCTTCGGCTTTGCCGCCTGCTTGGTGCGGATCTTCGCGACCGTCTCAGGCACGCTGATGCGCGCGAGCTCGGCCTCGCCGGCCGCGTGCATGTCCAGTCCGTTTGCAAGGCACAGCGCAGCGAGCGTCACCATCACGCCGCCCACCTCTTGGAACCTCTCACCTGTCGGCCGGGACCACGTGTAATCGACCAGCGCGTGCGCTTCCTCGCGGGTCATGCCGCATGCCTGCACCAGCTCACCGGCTTCTTCGAAGAAGCGGTGATTGCGCTCCAACGTGTCCGCGGCGATCTCAGCGCCGAAGCACTCGAGCATCCACGGTTGGACTCGCGCTTGAAACGGAGCCCGTGAAACAGCCGATTGCTCAGCCAGTACGTCGCGAACCGCCGCAACGAAGTTTTTCACCGCATCGGGCTTGTGGCCTTCGCGGAAGTGGCGCCTGCCGATAGACACAATCCGCTCATCCGTCAAACCTGACTGCGGTGCCGCCGCGCGGCGGTAAAGCGGCGTCCAGAAGCTGCGGCGCGTGTCACACATGCGCGAGTCGCTATCCATGATCGGTCCTTCGAACCCGCCGTCGCTGCGATACCGAACCCACGCCACCGGTTTCGCCTCTTCAGTCGCCTCAGCGCTGGCGGTGTCGTGGGCTCGGAACTTGGCGGCGACGCGCAATGCCTCGTCGACTTTTTCCTGAGAGACCAGGCCGCCTGCGACGAGCATGCGCAGTGCAAACGCTTCGCTCGACTCAGGCTTCAGATCGCTCTGCACGCTGGGTGTATTGGAGGTCATGTCTGTCCTTTAGGCGGCGACGCCTGCCATCTGCTTTTCGTGAGTGAAATTCGCCCGGATCAGAGCGTCGGCCACATCCGGGCAAACGCTGTTACCGATCATGCGAACCTGCGAGGATTTCGAAAGCGGCTTGCCCTTGTGCAGCGGGTCCAGCACGTAGGAGTCCGGGAAGCCCTGCGCACGCGCGAGCTCGCGCGGCGTCAGCATGCGCATGCCGATGTCGACGATTACATAGTCCTCGCCTTGGATCGTCACCAGCCCGAAGCGGTCATGCGTCGGGATCGTGCCGAGCGGCATCCGCAGGCTCTGGCCGTCCTTGTCGTTGCCGTAGTACTTGATCAGAAACGCCCGCACTTCGCCGACATGGCCGCCGCCGGCCGTAAGGGTCGGGATGGGCTCGCGCACGTCTTGGCCGAACTGGTTGTTGCGCAGCTTGAGCAGGGGCGATGTCACCACCGCTGTATCGGCCTTCGCCGTAACCGTTGCGGCTGGTTCGCTTACGTCGCGCGGCCGGGATTGTCCCGCGCGTCCGCCGCAGCCGACGAGCTGCGCAGTAACGATCGAGTGATGGTCGCTAGTTGTCACGGTGCCGGTCGGCACGTCTACGCCAGTTCCGACGACGCCGCCGTAGTGCTTCGCGAGAAACGCGGAGACCACGGCGTGTTTGACCCCGCCGGCGACCGCAGTGCCGAGCGGCTTATCCAGTCCGGGCACGCGCGGCTCCTGCCCTTGGCGCTCGCCATAGCCGGTCTGGATGATCGTCGCGGATACGACTCCGAACTTGCTCCCTTGCGTCGTCACTGTATGCAACGGCGCGTCGACCTGTTGGCACGGTGTATCACCGAAGTTTTGCTTCACGATCGTTGCGGCGACGATCGCCTGCTCACCGCGGTGAGCGCCGGTCACAGTCGCGAGTGGCGCGTCGATGGCCGCCGCGCGATCGCTGCCGTGGTGCGTGACGTGCATCAAAGTCGGCGCGACGATGCCGAAGCGCGGCGCGCCAGCCATCACCGTGTGAAGAGGTTCGTCCGCAGCCTGTCCAGTACTGTTCTCCGAAAACTTCACGATGAACGGATCTGCGCTGTTCACGACGAACTTCATGATGCCCTTGGCGATCCGCCGCAGCGTAGCGTCTTTCAGCGGCCGCGCGCGCTCGAAGATCGACGGGCACGGGATCGACCAGTCGATGCATTCGGCGGCGGTACGCCATGGCAGAAGCTTGCCGCTGCGTACCGCCTCGCTCTTCGGGTCGGCGTGCGTTGGCTGCGGCCAGACGATAGGTAGCCCGTCGCGACGCGCGAAGAAATACAGACGCTTGCGGATTGTCGGCGCGCCGAAGTCGCACGCACGCAGCACACGCCAATCGGCCCGATAGCCGAGGCCCGCATAAAGTCGCTCCATAGGGAAATCAGCGCCGAGCGTCTCGAAGATTTCCTCTTCGTCGGGATGGCCCGGCTGCAGGCCGGTAGTGAGCGCCGCGATGAACGCGCGGAACGTGCGCCCCTTTTCAGCCTTTATCGGATGGCCGTCACCGTCGAGCGGCCCCCAGTCCAAAAATTCTTCGACATTCTCCAGCGCAATTGCACGCGGTGCCTGAAACGTCGCCCATTTCAACGTGATCCATGCGAGCCCGCGGATCTTCTGCTCGCGAGGCTTACCGCCTTTCGCCTTGCTGTGATGCTTGCAGTCGGGGCTGAACCACGCGAGCCCGATCGGCTGCTGCCCAGTCACGAATCCTGGATGGACTGCGAACACATCCTCGGTATAGTGCGCGGTGGTCGGATGGTTGGCCGCGTGCATCGCGAGCGCCTCACCATCGTGGTTGATCGCAATATCGATGGCGCGCCCGAATGCGCGCTCAATGCCCGTGCTCGCGCCACCGCCGCCGGCGAAGTTGTCGACAATGAGTTCGCGGCCAAGGTCGAGCGGCAATGAGATCAGGTCACGTTTCATGCGTGCGTACCCTTATATGTTTTTGTTAGTGAACGGTCCACGGCGTGTCCGCGATCGCGAACCACGTTCGCCAACCGCGCGCGGTCGTGGTGACTGGACGGTGCCTGCCGCAGCAGACCGAAATAGCTATTCGCGAGCACATGCATGTCATCGGCCGGCGCGGCCGCGACGCGCTG